CCAGTTCTGGATTCACTGGCGAAGCTTTGTTCAACGAAGCTCAGACTGGTTTCTCTGGTAATGGCGCAATTCAGGGCGATGTTAACACATGGGCTGCAAACGTTAGTTCTATTCTTTCTACTGGTCTTGGTACTTCTACCCTCTTGGGTGAAACCGATTCCGCATGGCCTCAGATGGGCTTCTCTCTAGAAAAACATCAGGTTACTGCTAAAACTCGTAGGTTGAAAGCTGATTACACAGTCGAACTTGCACAGGATTTGAAGAAAGTTAACAACCTTGATGCAGAGCAGGAACTTGCAAACATTCTCTCAACAGAAATCGTTTTCGAGCAGAACCGTGAAATCATCCGTACAATCTATAACATTGCAAAACTTGGTGGTACTACAAACACAGGTGTTGTTAATATCGATTCTACTGGTGGTGATATCAATGGTCGTTACTTCGCAGAACAGTGGAGAGGACTTCGTTTCTTGATCGAGCGTGATGCAATCAAGATTCAGAAAGATACTCGTAGGGGTAAAGGAAACGTTCTTATCGTTGATGCAGAAACTGCCGCAGCACTTGCAATGATTGGTGTACTAGACTACTCTCTCATTTCTAAGGATGCCGCTTTGTCAGCAATGCCAGACGAAACGACCTCAACCTTTGTTGGTAATATCGGGAAAATGAAGGTCTTTGTTGATCCTTATATCGACCTTGGTAAGAATTTCTACATCTCTGGTTATAAGGGTACTTCTCCTTATGATGCTGGATTGTTCTACTGTCCTTACCTTCCTTTGCAGAAGTTCCAGGTTACTAACCCATATACGTTCCAGCCAAGTATAGGGTTTAAAACACGTTACGCGATTTCTGAATCGCCTTTCGCATACGATGCAGCTAATATTGGTTCCCCTGATGGACAGTATGGCATAGATCAGGCAACCTTCACAGTAAGCCCAATTCTTGCTAATGCTCACAAGAATAAATTCTTCAGGGTGTCACTTATCCAAGGACTAATTTAAGCAGTCTACGGTTGTAAAGAAACAAAAAAGCAGGAAGTAAACACTCCTGCTTTTTTTTATTATAAATTTGTATCAAAGAAGTAAATGTCACACTCTCTTATTTTTTACCCATTTCCAACCAAATCCACCATGACTATCTCTGATTCCTCCACAACATGAATATATTTTCGAACGTAGTAAGCTCTTACCTTTAGTTGACATCTGTGTCTCAAAAACGTTTATTGTCGAAACTTCTAAAACTTCTCTCGTTTTTAAATCTATTTTCTTAATAAGTTCCTTACAACAAAAACATAAAAACAATCCAAATGGATATATAAGAATTTATAAATATAAGAAAACAACATTACTATGGAAAACGTCATCAAATGGATTTTAACAAGAATTAAAGAACCTTCAACACTTAGAGGGGCAATTGGGTTGATTGCAGTAATTTTATTTATACTTTACCCTTCTTCTTCTAGTGAGATATTTGCGGGTGCAGGTGCTGGTATAGCATTGATTGAAACAATTCGATCTGAAAACAAAAACGACAATGAACCAACTTCTTAATTATGATACGTATAATTGAATTCTTAAAATCTGCATGGGCATATTTGTCTAAACAGCAATTATCCCAAATGCTACCATACATTCTACTTGGAGGCCTTCTCTATCTTTATATTGGAGAGAAAAGTTCGAATAAGGATAAGGAACTTCTTGGAGTTATGCAAGCAGTTCAAGATTCTACATCTCACAAGATTGATAATTTAGGAAGGAAGTTCTCTGAGACCTCTCAGATTCGTTCATCTAATCCTAAAGTATTTTTAAATGTTAAAAATAATGATGAGGCTGTTAAATCTTTACAGGAAGAAGTGAAAAAATTAAAGGGAAAATTGACTGATGGCTCTTCTGTCACACAATTTTCTAACTCAATACATATAGACACGACTACTACAAATGGAAAATTCTCCGATAAATGGGTGGATATTGATAATTCTCAAGCTTCTAGAACTCGTGTGGATGTTCGTAATCATTATACGGTTGCTCTCATAGAAGATAAAGATAATTATATCGTTAATGTTAGAAACGATAATCCTTATAGTCGTGGAGTTGATTCTATTAAAACTTATGTGAAAATTCCGAAGGATGAGAGGAAATTCTCTGTGGGGGTTGGTATAGGATATAACGCAAAAGGAGAAATACTTCCTAGCTTTGGTATAACTTATAAAATTTTTAATCTACCTTTTTAATGATTACATACAAACAACTATTAGTCCTGCTTGAAGATTACAAATCCGATTGGATGGAGAAGCAGAGAAAGCAAGGTAGCGTCACTCCTGAGAACGAACAGGAGCATAAAGATTGGCTTGAACATTTCCATAAGAATAAAAAGAGTTTGAAACCAGAACATCAAGAATTACATAAACATAGAAATCTTCAATCTATTAAAGATGCTTTCGAGGAATCTTCTAATAAGAGATCTTCAGATTCTTTACAGAAGAGGCATGATACGGCAACACCAGAAGAACGAAAAGGAGCTGAAACCATACATAATGCTAATGGATTACAGGTTCAGCATATCAAGACAGAAGAAGCTTCTAAACATTATGGTAGTGGCACTAAATGTTGCACTTCCGCAAGAGAAGATAATATGTTTAACCGTTATACTAAAGGTGGTAAATTATATATTGTTCATGGAAAGGACGAGAAAGGTAATCCACATAGATATACTATCGTTCCTCATGCTAATGAGTGGAGAGATGAGCTTGATAAACAGTTAGGTGTATATGAAATTGTTAAAAGAAATCCAGAATTAAAGAATGTTAAAGGATTACAAGGAACACATCCAGCTTTAACTTCCGATGTGAATTTCCATAAACATCTACCTAAGATGATGAAATCTCATCCAGACGAAACTTTAAATGATGAAAGAGTTAGAAATAATCCTAAACTAATGAAGGATTCTCTTAATCATGCTTCAGAGGATTATAAAGATCGTGCATCCTATAATCGAAATACACATCCAGATATACTACATCATTTAGCAACACATAAAGATTCTTCAGAGAATGTTAAACAGAATGTAGCTTATAATCGAAATACACATCCAGATACTCTTCATCATTTAGCAACACATCCAGATGCTTCAGAGAATGTTAAAAGAGCTGTGGCATATACTCAAAATACACATCCAGATACACTTCATCATTTAGCAACACATAAAGATTCTTCAGAGAATGTTAAACAGAATGTAGCTTATAATCGAAATACACATCCAGATACTCTTCATCATTTAGCAACAGAGGAAGGTGCTTCGGAGGAGACTAAAGAGTGGGTAGCTCATAATCCAAGTACACATCCAGATACGCTACATCATTTAGCAACAGAGGAAGGTGCTTCGGAGGAGACTAAAGAGTGGGTAGCTCATAATCCAAGTACACATCCAGATACACTTCATCATTTAGCAACACATCCAGATTCTTCAGGTTATGTTAAAGGAAATGTAGCTGATAATCCAAGCACACATCCAGATACACTTCATCATTTAGCAACACATCCAGATTCTTCAGGTTATGTTAAAAAGGGTGTAGCTGATAATAAAAGCACACATCCAGATACTCAGGAATACTTAAAGACAGGAAAAGACAAGTACAAATCAACAAAGTACAGTGAAGGTAATGGAAGTAATTACAAATCAACAAAGTATAGTGAAGGTAATGGAAGTAATTACAAATCAACAAAGTACAACGGCAATGATGCTGAGTATAAACCATCGAAATACAAATGATTACATACAAACAACTAATAGAAGAGATAGAAAGTTACAGAGGTTTCCATAAAGCACCAAGTCCAGAACAAGACACAAGTTCTCCTTTACATGATCTGAGTAAGACATATCCAGATATATATGGTCCTAAAGGTGCTCAATACTATGGTCATCACGGACACAACCATTCAATGGATATAGAGAGTATTAATACCATACAATCTTCTCGTGGAAAACCAGATAAAAAAGTTAAAATATATAGAGCAGTCCCAAAGACTCAATCTTCACCTGAAACTCCTAAGATGGAGATTAATAAAGGAGATTGGGTTACTATAAATAGAGGTTATGCAAAGGAACATGGACAATCTCATCTTCGAGGAAAATATAAAATTTTAAGTAAATCTGTTCCAGCAAAACACATTTTTACTAATGGAGATTCTATTCATGAATACGGATATCATAACACAGATATATAAAATAAAATTAGGAATTACCTAATAAATGTTGTATATTACAAATATAAATCAATAAGCAATGTCAACTAACAGTATAAAAGTATATAATACATCAACTCTAAGTGGCTCACATTTTGAGTTTAGCATTGCTGGATATCCAAATCTTCTCTTCACTGTACAAACATGTAATCTTCCTGCGGTACAGAATAATTTTAAAGCAATTCCAACACCTTTTGGTGATACCCATGTTTCTGGCGATAAGGTAGAATATCAAACTCTTGATATTAGTTTCATTGTAGATGAGACTCTTAATAACTGGAGAGAGATATATGCATGGATTCGTGCGTTAGCTCCTACAAATGCTATAGAAGAAGGACTGATTAACAATCAATATGTGTCATACGACAAACCTTTATATTCTGTGGGTAATTTATATATACTGACGAATTCCCTTCATATAAATCTTACTGCCACTTTCAATAATTTATTTCCAATATCCTTATCTAATTTAGATTTTTCTGTAAAAGACACAGAAGATCGAAAGCTCTTTGCGACAGTTTCGTTTGCTTACGATTACTTTGATTTACAAGTTAATCCGATTTACAATCCTAATGGATATGTACCAGATAATGTAATAAAATGATAAAAATAAAATGATAAAAATCAAAGATAAAATTCAATCAGAGTTATTTAAGATAATTCAGACTCATTTTGATGAGCTTATTGATCCAGATACTGAATTTACTGATGTAGATAAGCTGGAATCATTGTTATTTCTTATTCTCAGTATTCTTTCTAACACTTCACAGTTTTCATATGACTTGCAATTGATCGCAGAGACAGAGGAAGGTGAAAGGATAGTAATAAATGATGATTTACTGGATGAGTATTTAAAACAACTTTAAAATTATAAAATGGAAGACACTGGAATAAAATATGTTGGATTTTTCAACTACTTCAAGAAGATCAACAATGTTAAAAGAAAGATGACAAGGATGGTATGTTTTGAAGATTCCTTAGAGGATGCAGAGTCTGTAATTCGTGGTAGAGTAATGTCGGGTAATGTGAACAAGCTTGAAGAATATTATATTTCGGTGTACGATATTATTGGCGATGAATCTAAGAAATTGTCAGAGCATAAAATTATCTAAATGAGTATCAAAGATATAATTATACACAAAGTCAATGAGACATATGTTCGTCTTGAATGTTCTGAAGGGATTACTACTCACATTTATAATTCTTTTAGATTTACTAACAGGAAATTACAACATCATCCTAAAGTCAAGGCTAGGTTATGGTCAGGTTATATCACTATGCTCGACAGGCGCAACAATTACATGTATCTAGGTCTCATTGAAGACCTTGTAAAATTCTGTATTGAGCATGAATATACATATGAATTCACTTTCAAGAAAGAGAATAATTACGATGAGCAACTATTAAGTAAAACTTTAGAGTTGTTGGTTGAAGATAGTTTCCAACTAAGAGAGCATCAGTTGAACGCTGTAAATTTTGCCTTAAAGAATAATAGGGGAGTTATTGTTTCTGCCACAGCATCAGGAAAAAGTCTAGTTCTCTACATCATCTCTATGTATTACCTTCTTAAAGATTCTAAGAAGGTTATGATTGTTGTTCCAAGGACTCAGTTAGTGACACAGTTGAAAGATGGATTTGTTGAATATCATAAAGGCGATAAAGAAGAATTTTCTAAATCGTTTGAGTTGATTTACTCAGGTTCGTTGGATAGAAATTCAGCAGATTCTTCTATCACAATCTCAACTTGGCAGTCGTTGATGTCAAAGCCGAAGGCGTATTTCGAAGATTTTGATGTTGTCATAGTGGATGAAGTACATGGGGCAAAAGCCAAAAGTATCACAACCATAATGGAAAATTGCACCAATGCAAAGTTCAAGTTTGGTTGCACAGGAACTCTCTCTAATGAAAACGAAGAATCTGAGATAGACGAATTAGTTATAAAGGGTCTTTTCGGAAGGGTTGAAACAGTTTCCAAAAATAGAGAACTTATGGATAAGGGAATAATTACAGAAGCAACGATTCATCTTATTCATTTAAAATATACCGATAAGACGTTATGTTCCACGATAATCAAAGGTAATCAAGAAATTCGAGAAATCCAAGATTATACGACAAAAAGAAAAAAAATATTTGAAGCAGAGATTTCTTATGTCATAAATAGTGTCCTTCGTAATTTATTTATAAGGAACTTAGCGATGACTAGAAAGGGAAATACTATTGTGATGTTTCAGTTTGTTGAGAAACAAGGTAAGATTCTCTATGATTTATTTCATGACATTGCAGAGAGTGTTGGCAAGGAAGTGTTCTATATACATGGAAAGGTGAATGTTGTCGAAAGAAATAGGATACAAGAACTCGTGGAGAAGCAAGACAATATTATTCTTGTGTCATCGTTTGGAACTTCAAGTACAGGACTTGACTACAAAAATATCCATAACATCATATTTGCTTCTGGTTTTAAATCTAAAATCACTATGAAGCAAAGTATCGGTCGTGGATTAAGGAAACACAAGAATAAAGAAATGCTTCACGTATATGATATTGCTGATGATTTCTCAATGGGGAAAAAGACCAAAAATTTCATGTTTAATCATTTTATAGAAAGAGTTCAGATGTATAAAGAAGAGAAGTTTAAAATAGAATTAACGGAGTATGAAGTTGACAGCACCAATATTTTAAAAAGGATTCCTAAATGAGTTATAAGGTAGACAATGTTGAATTATACAGTGAAATTTACAACTATCATGAAGATTTGAGACATAATCCAGAGGCTAGGATTTCTGATAAACTTGGAAAGATGATACATACTATTGCTTTGGGGATGGTAGCTCGTCCAAATTTTTCTGGATACAGTTATAAGGATGAATTTGTGAGTTTAGGTGTTTACTATGCGTTGAAGTACCTTAAAAATTACAAACTTGAACGTAAGAACAGCCATGCTTGGGTGTCAAAAGTTGTCGAAAACGCTGCCATTTCGGTAATAAATGACGAAAAAAAGAAGCTTTATGTAAAGTATAAATCACAATTGAACAGCGACAGTATAATGAATATGTCTGACGAGACCAACTCTCAAATCCTAAAAGGCACGGCTGGTGATTTCACTAAGATAGAAGGATTTGTAAATGATTTCGAAAATAGTAAAGGATATAAAAAATAGTTTGGAAATCTGTCATAAATGTATTATATTGTTGGTGTTGGTGTTATGCATAGATGGTATTTTGAACTTATAAATTTAAAAAATAATAATGGCTAAAATCGCTATTGCGACAGATTTTCATTTTGGAGTACATGGTGATAGTCCCGAATTTTTAAAATATCAAAAACGTTTCTTCGATGAACAGTTCTTTCCATATTTAGATAAAAATGGAATTAAGGACATCATCTCGCTAGGGGACGAATTTCACTCAAGAAAAGATATAAATTACAATACTCTACATAAATCAAAAGAAATGTTATTTGATAGGGTAGAGAACGAAGGGTATCGTCTTAAGATAATTGTTGGTAATCATTCAACGTTCCATAAAGAACATAATGAGGTTAACTCTCCTAATCTTCTTTTCTCATCATACAATAACATAGAAATCATAGAGGAACCAACAACGCTTCGCTACGGTTCGAGTAAGCTACTCCTTATTCCTTGGATTAATAAAAATAACGAATCAGAGATTCTAAAGGCTATAAACGATAGTGAAGCAGAATATTTACTTGGTCATTTCGAAATAGTTGGACTAAAGCTTCGATCAAATTGGGAATTCAGTAAAGGGTTAGATAATTCTCTTATAGATAAGTTTAAAGAAGTTTGGAGTGGTCATTACCATTTAAAATTACAGAAGAATAATTTTTTATATCTAGGGACTCCTTATTGTATAGATTGGGGGGATGTTTTTGAAACCAAAGGATTCTATATTTTTGACACAGAACTCAAGAAACTCACCTTTATCAAAAATCATTTGAAGATATTCCACATAATAGAATATATCGATGACATTGATGTAGAAAATTTCGATTACAAAAAATACAGTGATTCTTATATAAGAGTAGTTCTTAATGAGAGCATTGAAGGATACCATAAATTCGAATTGTTTATAAAAAGGCTTGAAGAAGTTTCATATGAAGTTAAAGTAAATGAGAATTTCTATGATTGTATTAAGATTGGAGATGTTAATACAGCCACCACCACAACAGCAGATGATGATGCTGATGCAGACAACAAGATGGGTGGCCATTCAGAGACAACAATAGAGACCATCAAGAAGAGGTGTGAGGAGATAGAAATTGTTGATAAGGATAAATTGTTTAAGCTCATGAACTCTGCTTATTTAAAATCAAAGGAACTCCTTAACATATGATTATTTTCGAAAAGGTTCGGTTTAAGAACATCAACAGTGTTGGAAACTATTTCGTTGAGATTCCTCTTAACGAGTATAGGAATCTTGTTTTTTGTGGGAAAAATGGAAGTGGAAAAAGTTCCATATTACAAGCAATAACCTTTGGAGCCTTCGGCAAGCCATTCACTAGTATTAAGATTGGGACACTTGTTAACTCAATAAACAAGAAAGGTCTTGTAGTAGAATTATATTTCTCGAAGGGGGAGAAGTTGTATAAAGTTCTGAGAGGTCTTAAGCCAGATATCTTTGAGATATATGAGAATGATGTCTTATTGAAACAAGATGCAAAGAAAAATGACTATCAGAAAACACTTGATACTATTTTTGGATTTGATTTCAAGACTTTCATTAATGTAATAATTTTAGGGGCATCAAACAATGTTCCTTTCATGCAATTACCTGCTAAAGAGAGAAGAGACCTTATAGAAAAACTCCTTGATCTTGAAGTGTTTTCGGTAATGAATGATTACACTAAGAAAGAATTGAAGGATATAAACGAGCAAATCAAGGAAAATGATTCCTCGATTTACAAGGTTGAATTAAATATTGAATTCAAGGAGAAGTATAAGAAAGAAGCAGAGAAGGCTCTTAAGGATAAGATAACAGAACATCTAAAGAGTATCAAAGAAATTCAAGATAAGGTTGATGTTCTTACAACAGAGAGAAATTCAGTTATAGAAACATTATCTAATATTGATGTTAAGATGTATGAAGATTCCTTAAAGGAGTTTCAAGAAGAGCACAAGAAGATGTATGATGACGAAATAATGATAGAAGCTGGAAATACTATAAGCAGAAAGACATTAAAATTTCTTGACGAATACGATGTATGCCCTACCTGTAATCAACTTCTTGACGAAATATACAAACAACAAATTTATGATAATACAATCATAGTTGGAGCCGAAGGCATTAAAGCAGGGAAAGAAGAGATAAAGATTAAAATAAACAAGACGAAGGTGTACTTAGGTAAGATTCAGAATCGAAGAGAATACATTGATGCTTTAGCTGGAGATATTGCTATCCACAACAAGGATATTAAATTTTATAATAATGAAATAGAAAAGCTCAACAAAACAAATATAGACAATTGTGATGAAGCACTTGAAGGATTCTATAAATCTTTAAAGACCTCTCAATCAGAGAAGGATTCTCTCCGAGAGAAAAAGACTATTATAGATGTAGCTCTTATGTTGCTTAAGGATGATGGTATCAAAGCATCAATAATAAAGAAGTACGTTGGTCTTATAAATACATTAATAAACAGTTATTTGGAGAAATTTGATTTCTTTGTTAAATTTGAGTTGAATGAACAATTTGAGGAAACTTTTAAATCTCGATATGTTGATTCTTTTTCTTATTTGAATTTTAGTGAAGGAGAAAAAAAGAGAATTGATCTAGCTATTTTATTTGTTCTTAAAGAGATTAGCAAAAGAAAGAATATGGTGTCTTGTAATTTAATTGCATTTGATGAAACCATAGAAAGAATTGATGAACCTGCCGCAGATTGTTTTGCTAAGATACTGAGGTCAACAGATACGAATAACATTATAATTTCTCACGATGATAAAATTATTTCAAAATTCACTTCTTCTGATGATTGTGTGATGAATGTCTTTAAGAAAGGTAAATTTTCATATTATAAAAAAAACTAATAAAAACAAAAATTATGGATACAAATAAAATATTACAAGCTTTAGCGAAAGTTAAAAATAAAAAAGAGGAAGCTACGGCTACTCCTATTCGAGAAGAATATATGTTTGCTCTTCCTACGGATTTTAGAAACGGTTCTATTGCTAGAAAAGAAGCTAAACCAATGAGTGACATGATTGCTAATATCATGACTACAAAACCAAGAATCGATTTATCAAAGGTTCAGGAGGAATTGGACGACAAGTATGAGGAAGGTATAGATAAATTAGATTCTCCTTTTCCTGAGACACCAGAAGATATCGTAGGACTTGTATAACTATAAAAATATCATATGTTAAAACTTCATTCCGCAGACTCTAGTGTTGGACATGTCCGCATAGATCACAATAATATAGAATCGTATTTTAATTTCTCTCAGGATGCTTCTGAGTCTCAGGTCGAAATGCTAATAGAGGCACTTGAGAGAAAGATAGTTGATTGGGGGAATAAATCTGTAAAACTATTAAAGAAGTCAAAGACCCCTCAAGCAATCGCATTAGTCGAAGAATATGAGGAATTATATGATGAATTCTCTGATGATATGCAAGCAGAAGAATGCGAAGTTCAAGCCTATTGCGTTGTAAAAATGAATTCTGGAAACTTCTATACAGTTTCGGAAACGGTCGAAGAAATTGATGAACTTCTAAGGGATATAGAATACAATGAGAAATATGGCATCAGTCAATAATGTAACAAATATTTAACAATATAACAAAATGACGGAAATTGTAACAGATACTACACAATCTATAGAATGGCACGAAACATTCGATGGAATACTCTCAAAACTATAAGAAATATACAAAGAAAATTTGGAATTGAAGAAAGAATTGCTTATATTAAAAACGAAGAAAACAAGAAAACCTAAAACTAAAAACCATGTACGACTACAAAGCAAGAGTAATTAAGGTTATAGATGGTGACACGGTAGATGTCTCGATTGACCTTGGGTTTGACATTTTCCTTAATGAAAGAATTAGATTTCATGGGATTAATTGCCCAGAAAGCAGAACATCGAACAAAGAAGAAAAAATTAAAGGTCTTGCTTCGAAGGCATTTACCGAATCAAAACTTCCAATCGGAAAGGAAATCATTATTCAATCAAAGACTTTTTCAAAAGAAAAGTTTGGTAGGATTTTGGCTGACATCCTTGTGGATGGGGTAAACCTAAACGAAGAATTAGTAGAAGAAGGCTTGGCAGTAGTATTTATGGCTGACACAAAATAACAACTAAACAATTAACAACTATGACACAAGAAACATCAACAACACAGGAAGTACAGCAGGAAAACGTTCCAATCACTTTGAATTTGGATTTGAATTCAGTAAATTTTATTCTAGCCGCATTGGGTGAACTTCCAACAAAAAGTGGGGCTTATAGCCTTATGGCAGAAATTAAAAATCAGGGTGAGTCGCAGATCCCTGCACCTGAAGTTATTCCAGAAGGTTAAGACTTCTCTCGCTCTCGCACTCTCCCTCTAATAAAAATGGCAACATAATAAAAATGTTGCCATTTTTATTTGGAAATACTCAAAAAATGTTGTATATTGGTATAACTAACCAGCTTACAATAATGTCTAATAAAAATCATACTAAAAAGAAATTTAATATTCCCACCACCGACACTTCCACTCCTGCATCAATCTCAGATAACCAAAAAGAATCAGAGAGGAAAATATCTGACCTTCAAAAACGTCTTGTTGGAAAAAATCTTTTCGTTGCAACACCAATGTTTGGGGGAGTGTGTCAAGGAATGTTTGCAAAGTCTATAAATGAGCTTCTGATAATCGGAAACAAATTGGGTGTTGAAATTCGAACATCTAATATTTATAATGAATCACTTATAAATCGTGCTAGAAACTATTTGCTCCAATCTTTTATAGATTCTGGCTCTACTCACATTATGTGGATAGACGCGGACATTTCGTTCAATCCATATGACGTATTTACAATGCTTGCATATTGCGATGATAAAGATCCAGTGACTGGAAAGTCTATGGATATTGTTGGAGGACTTTATCCAAAGAAAGCTTTAGCTGCTGATAAAATGGTAGAAGCGGTAAAGGCTGGACTATGTGATGAAAATCCAGAAGACATTTTCAAATATTCTGGTGATCTTGTTGTAAACCCTGTGAATGGTGGTGGAAGTATAGATATCACGAAACCAATTCAGGTATCAGAACTTGGAACAGGATTCATGTTGACAAGTAAAGAATCTATTATTAGAATTCAGAATAAGAATCCTCATTTGCAGTACACTCCAGATCATGTTAGAACAGCAGGTTTTGATGGTAGTAGGAAAATCTATAATCTATTTGAGATTAAGATTGACGAAGTGTCGAATCGTCTACTCAGTGAGGACTATGCATATCTTAAATTAGCAAGAGAAGCTGGTGAAAATATTTTTGTATTTCCTTGGATCAAACTTACACACATAGGAAATTGGCATTTCCAAGGTGATTTGCAATCGTTAGCAGTCCTTTATAATAAGATTGGAGATGACTTCCACATCAGTCTTAGTGGACCACTTGTTCGTAAGCATAAGTAAATTATTACAGGCACTCCCACCACCAAAATGGGAGTGTCATTAATAATCAAATATCCTCATTTTCTTCTTGCATTTCTTAAAAACATGTTGTATATTATATCAACACTGAGAACATATAAACATAATCAAGATAATGAAAATATCAAAGAGCACTCTTAACTTACTCCTTAGTCTCACTAAGATTAATCCTTCAATCTCTATTAAGAAGGGAAATATTCTATCGACTATCAACATTGGTGTAGTAGATGGAAGAACTGTTCCCATCAAAACAGTTCTTATACGAGCAGAGGTTCCAGAGGAATTCCCTATCAATTTCTCAATTTACAATCTAAAGCAGTTTCTAGAAATTGTAGACACTTTCGAGGGAGAGCCAGATTTCGATTTCAAAGACTCCTATGTAACAATTTCTGAGAAGAATAATAGCATTCGATATGGATATTGCAAACCTACTTTAGTCTTAATTTCTGAGTTAGATAATTTGGAGTTAGGAGAAGATAAGGAGAATTTCATGTTAGATTCAAAGACTATCATGAGGCTAAAAAAACTCTCAGGAGTTTTGAAGCATGATGATTTATTCATAAAAAATTCTTCGGATGGAAAGGGTATAGAGTTTATTCTCACTACGGTAACAGAAGGTTCTACAGGAGAAGATAGTACAAATGATTCTGTGCTTACAATAGAGAAGGAGACTTCTGCGGAGTTCAATGTGAAAATTTCTATGAAGAATCTTACTTATGTTATCACCACAGATAAGGCCGTTTATAATGCAAGAATTGGTAATTATAAGGGCAAAGATATGTTGGTTCTCGAAAACCTTGGAGAGACAAAAATAACCTACTTTGTTGGAAGGAAGAAGTAACAATGATGCTCCTCACTGAATGCCCCTCTAATAATTGGTACACTGTTATCAGAGGGGATTGTTGTGGTTTAAATGAAGGTGATACTATATTTTTTGTAAATTCCCCAAAAAATGGTAAGTATCATATTATAAAGGACGAATACTCTATCGAAGATGTTGGCGTCTTTATAAACAAGGAAGACGCTGAAAAAATAATAATAACCCTATTAGTTTTATGATATATGAAAACCAAAAATTATAAGAATGAGTAATCAAGAAAATCAATACGTTTGGACAGAAAAGTATCGTCCTTCTAAAGTGCAAGACCTTGTACTTCCAGATTCCGTCAAGAAGAAGTTCAAGGGAATTCTAAAAAAAGGAGAGATGACTAATATGTTATTCTTTGGTGGATCAGGTGTTGGAAAAACCTCATCCGCTAAAGCTCTGTGTTCAGAATTAGGATTTGAATATATGTTCATTAGAGGGAAAGATTGTGGAATAGATACTGCAAGATTTCTTCTTCCAGAGTTTGCTTCAGGGATGTCCTTTGGTAGTAACAATAGGCGTGTGATTCTTGTGGACGAATGTGAGAAGATGACTGAGGATTTCGCTAAAGCTCTACAGTCATTTGTTGAGGAATTTGCAGATAATGTTGCTTTCATACTTACAACAAATTTCCCGAATAGGCTTTCACCTGCTATACGGTCAAGGTTCAATGATGTGTGTTTTGATATATCAGGAAGAGATGAGAAGAATAAAATGTTTGGAGATATTGTAGAAAATATTTCAAGTATTCTAGATAAGGAAAAAATAGTATACGATAGGAAAGTAATCTCAAAGTTTGTTTTGAATCATTTCCCTGATATGAGGAAGACGCTTTCAGAGCTTCAAATATATTCTCTCGAAGAAGGTGTTATTGATACTGGAATTCTTTCCATAAAGAATGATGAGTACGAAGGTTTAATGGGGAATTTAAAATCCAAGAACTTTCGTGAGATGCTTGAAACAGTAAAAGAGAATGATATAGAATTCATAAAGGTTTCAGAGTATCTCTTGACTCGATTGGATGCAATTGACAGTCGATCTGTAGCAGTTATTATCAAGCTTATAAATGAGTACGACTACAAGAATTCCTTTGTACAACATAAACAAGTGAATCTAATTGCGTTTCTAACTGACATCATGGCTAATGTGACATTTTTATGAATATCTTCGACATTATGAATGATATCTCAAATGGCAAAGAGGTGAAATTTTCTAGGGAAGAAATTGAAGAACATTACAATCAATTCTTCGTTATGGATTGTTTCTCTAAATTTGAAGATTCCATATTTATTACAAATGAAATAAATTCATTTAAGTCTTCTTTGAGTAAATATGACCATTATTTATATTTACACTCCACAATGAGAAAAAGAAGCAGACGTATATCTTGCCCTTCCAAAAAGATTGCTAAAGACGAAGGAAACCTCTTAATAATTATGAATGCTTATGATTATAGTAGAGAGAAAGCAAAGGTAGCTATGAGGATTTTAACCGAAGACCAAATCCAATCTCTAATACAAGATGTGGGAGGAGTATTAAAATGATTACAATGAAAAATAACAAACAGTGGATAGATATTCTAATAGCAATACATAAGACAGGTTCTATTCGAAGTGCCTCTGTAGAACTCGGTGTAACTTATAAGACCGCATGGAAAAGACTTAATCGTCTTAAAAATCTTTATCCTGAATATGAGTTAGTGGCAACCTACAATGGTGGTAATCGAAGAGGTGGAACTTTTATAACAGAAGATGGTTATAGAATACTTCAAGAATTAAAATTAAGAATCTTTGAATAATTGTAGTATATTGATAATAATAAAAATAAATCTATGAAACTTATAAAACCTTCATTTGAAATACTCGAATCACAAGGATGTCTTAAAGATATCGAACTTGCAGGACGCACCTGCTACCAATCTCAAGATAAAATATCAGAAGATAATTCATCTGCTATAACATTTGTTAAGAATCTTCTCAAGAGAAAACACTATGCTGTGATTGAGTTTGGAGAAAATGTAGTTCTAAAAATCAATGAACCGCTTTGGAGTTCTTTGATGGATGTTGCACATATGCCATTCTTTCAATCATTTCAACTTTCTTGTTATTCTTCTAATAAGATTCTTCTCTCCATGAATCCAAGAACCGCTATAGAATTTCTAGAATTTATTGCAGAAAATGCAAACCTTTATCATTATGATAGTAATATAAAAAAACTTGCGGATACTATAATAAGTAGTTTTCCACTCACTCTTGTAGGTAGTTTTGTTTCAGTTTTTCCATATTCACTAACAAATCCAGAATTATATGAACACGCTACTCTAGATTTTGATATCGAAAAACTTGTTCATCATACAGTTACAGTTAGGATTTCATGTGACAGAGGAGTCTCACATGAAATCGTTCGACATCGTAAATGTTCCTTTGCACAGAAATCTACAAGATACTGTGACGAAAAAGGTGAGATTGAGTTTATTGAACCTTGTTGGGATTATGTTGTAGACGGTTCTAATTTTATTTTACCTTTGACGTATGATGAAATTGATTACAAAGAATTACGTAAAAAAGGTTGGTCTCCTCAAGAAGCAAGAGCTATTCTTCCTAACGCTTTAGCGACCGAGATATACATAAAAGCTCCGATCACTGAATGGAAACATATTTTCAAATTAAGATGTGCAAAAGATGCGCATCCGCAAATGCTAGAAATAATGTTGCCTTTAGAAGAAAATTTTAAGAAACGAGGTTTAATCTAATAAATTCTAATATCATTTTTTCCTGAGATATATGTAATGTTTCACTATGACCTCCACCAAACATTATCTCAGGTTTGTGGTATAGAAATAGAGATTTTACCTTATCTTCTAATTCCATAACATATTTAGAATCACCTGTCCATTCATATAAGGTTTCACGATTGTATGGCATACTCTTTTTGTGGGTATATCTTTTATCAACGGTTTTTGAAGTAATTCCAATCTTTAGAAACACTTCAGAATCGTTATAACATTTTAAAAGGTAAATTGTAGCGATATCATATTTTTCCTCGAATCTTATAGCATTTAATCTTCTTTGATTTTCTGATTTACATTTTGGACATCCGTTGCCTGATAAATGACTTGCTGGTCTTTGTTCAAACTCTCCATGTATAGGACAAATTATTATAACTTTAATTTTGGATTGTTTATAATCAACTTTAGAATAATCGTATTTATCTCCATGAACCAAGATTGATCTCTGAACGAATTGTTCTGTTGATGACCTATATTCATCAGCTTTGCATTTTGGACATCCGTTGCCTGATAAATGATTATTTGGAATTTGTTCAAACTCTCCATGTTCAGGACAAATGATTATTACTTTACTCATACATTGTTTATAATCAACTTTAGAATAATCGTATTTCTTTTCTCCATGAACAAAAATAGCTTTCCGAATGAATTGTTCTATTGATGACCTATCTCCATCATCTTTGCATTTTGGACAACCTTGCCCAGATAAATGAGAATTTGGAGTCTGTTCAAACTCTCCATGAATAGGACAAATGATTATTGCTTTAGTTTTGGAATGTTTATAATCAACTTTAGAATAATCGTATTTCTTTTCTCCATGAACAAAAATAGCTTTCTGAATGAATTGTTCTGTTGTGGATTTTTTATTGGAACGAGGCTTATAAATAGAGGTACAGGTGTCTAACATTTTAGTTTAGTTTAATTATTATGGTTCATTAGATACAGCCTTCGGATGCTGGAAACATGGCGGAAGGCATTTTTATACTTATATTTATAAAACTTTAATTCTCCTCTTGTATATTCAAAAATTTTATCGTATATTAGAGTAACATTAAAATTAAATAAATGCCTAGACTTACAAATGAAGAACAAAAAAGAATTCTTAAATTATCTGAAAACGGATTCTCTTCGAGAGGAATTGCCGAAGAAATTTTTGGCAAAACACATAGAAAATCTACTATCAATGATTTTCTGTACAAATCCAAATCCAAAGCAGAAATTGCTCCGAAAAAATTAGGAGCAAGAATTTTATTGGTGGATATCGAAACCAGTCCAATTTTGGCTTATGTATGGGGCAGATGGAAACAGAATGTACATCAGGCACAAGTTGTTAATGAGAGCTTTATACTCACATACTCCTGTAAATGGTTAGGGGAAGAAGAAATTCTTTATGGCTACTTATCTCCATCCGAAGTTAAACTAGAAAATGATTTCAGGATAGTTAACGAATTGAGAGATATCATTAATTCCGCAGATATTTTAATTACTCATAACGGAATTCAGTTCGACTTCCCGATTATCAATACGAGATGTGTTTATCACAGAATTGCTCCGCCTTCCAATTATAGACCAATCGATACATTGAGGATTGCTAGAAACAAATTTAGATTTAGTTCTAATAAGCTAAATGACATTTGTGAATATCTAGGACTTGGCATTAAAGAAGATAATGGTGGATTTAGTACATGGGTAGGATATCTAAATGGAAAAACAGAAGCTATCCAAAAAATGGTTACTTACAATATAAAGGATGTTGAACTTCTAGAAAACCTTTATCTTAGACTTAGACCTTTTGATAATTCACATCCTAACATTCAGATTTATCAAAAGGATATTAATAATATATCATGTCCTTGTTGTGGAAGTGAAGATATCCAAAAAACTGATAAATTATTCTACACGAATCTGTCGGCATTCGATGCTTACTTCTGTGTAGATTGTGGGAAGAGGTTTAGAGGAAGGAAGAATGTTATTAAAAAAAATG